GAAATTTCGGGTGATCGTTGGGCCCGGATTTTTGATCCCGATGCGATAGTTCACGCAGCGAACATTCATCACCATCCCGTGTGGGCCATTCACGATTGACGGGTTCGTTGGATAAAAACCAGACGGCGGATCAAAATTGATCCGCTTCCGAAAGACTGAAGGAGCCATATCCTTCAGCTGCTTTCTGTACCAGAACAAGTTGCGCCAGGCGACCTCGCGCGCCGCCTCCGGGAACTCCCGCGATAGGGCCAGTTCCTCACAGATGCGGGAACCCATGTTTCTTATTCTTGATCGCTTCGAGTGCCACCCGGACGTGGCGATCTCGGCATCGACCTTCATTTTGTCTTCGCCCACATAGGACGCACGTAACGCAAAAAGAATCGCCACGTCGTATAGGCCAACCTGCCGATAGAAGCGGGCCAGGTTGAGTAGGGCGTCAACCACGCTGATAGAATGCGATAAACGCGGAATGATCCTCCGCTAACTTTCGCCAGCGGCCGACATGCTCAACCGAATCGGCCCACGGCTTTACGCTCGGTGTTCCCGGCCTACCGTAATCATCGAGCCCGATGATCGTTTGGGGCGTCAGCAAATGCTCTATGCTGCGGAACGTAGGGCCAAGCAAGTCCGCGATGTCAAGATCAAGCCACAGGAAACTCAAGGGTCGCGCCAGGTATATGGAGCAAGTCTTCCGAGCGTCTCCTTTGACCGGCACGATCGGCAGGATCATCGCCCATTTCCAAAGTTCGTCTTCTGCGTTGTCATTATCCCGATAGGCACCGATACGGGTATCTCCGACAGAATCGTCTACCGTAAAGCCTTTGAATGTGTCGAAGGCGAAGACAATCTTGTCCTGATGGAGCGCCCTTACCCAGAAGGCGAATTTGAGCGCCATCGTCCCGCGATAACAGCCCACCTCGGCGATGTCGCCAGGGACCGACAGCGACTTCTCAAACCAGGGATTGACAACAGAGAGATTTGCTTCGGTTCGAAGGCTTAGGACAGCCCGCGGCACTACTTGCTCGATTTGCGCAGTCATTCCGCCTTCGATAGCACGAAGACGGCGGATTGCCTAGTCGCCCTTAGGCCCCGTGTGATGCCACTTCTTCATCGTCTGCGCGCGGATAGCATCGCGACGCATCTCGGGATTGCCCGAATGGGCCGCTTTCTCAAGCCGACCAGCCGGGATCTTCTCACCTTCAGGAATACCCATTTCCCGATGTAATTTGCCTTTTTCACCACCTGGGTGGAAATTTGGGGTCTTCCCACCCTTTCCCATACCTGGCGGACGCATTCCTGGAGCAGCAGCACCGGCAGGCGCGCCACCTGGCGGCATCCCACCTTGTGCGCCCATCATCTGGGCCCGCCGTGCCTGCAACATCTGGATCTGCTGCGGTGTCAGCTGCGCTCCGCCCGGAGGCATCACCGTAGCTCCTCCGGGCGGCGCGCCAACGGGCGGTGCCATAGAGCCACCGCCTTGCGCATGTCGGCGGCCACCGCGGTCGAGGCGTCGGCGGCTCTTACCGTCTTCGCCTTTGACCGTTTTCTTCTTCCGAGCGGCCATCAGGCTTACTCACTCCTCGAGCAAATCATTGTCCGCCTTGTGTGCGCCCGCCTCGCGTGTGCGAGCTGCAGTTGTCAGCGGCGTCATATCTGCACCAATGCCGCCACCGCGCTTGCGGCCGGGCCGATCGTGCCGGCGGTGACCCTTGTGGCCCTCACCGTCAACATGCTTCTTGGCGCGCCCGCCACGGGCGAGCGCTACAGCACCGCCGTCTGCATGGTGGTGATGCTCAGCGTGCTCTGTCCCGTGGTGAGAGACGTGATGCTTGCCATGGTGTACCGCACCGCCGTGGGCGAGCTCGACCGCACCGCCGCCGGCCATTTTGCCGCCGCGATGGCGCATCTTGCCTTCGGCTTCCGCGTACTCTTCGGGATCGTTGATGCGCTTCTGAGCGCCCGCATCGGTGTCCACCTCGCCACCCTTCTTGTAGTGGTGGTGCTCGACGTGCTGCGAGCCGTGGTGCGACACATGGTGCTTCCCGTGATGGGTAGCACCGCCGTGATGTCCTCTTCCCGCCATCTCAAGTTCCTCTTACTCTTTCTTCGGCGATCCGCGCCGACCGGTCCTGCGAGATAGATAGACCGCAGGCGGCCTGGGACCCGTCCCTAGAGGGGCGAGGGAAATTACGAATGCGTGGACATCACATCTTCGTGGGTAATGATATAGACGTCCTGGTCGACGCTCTGGACGTGCATCCTTTGATACTGCGCCGTCGAAGCGGTGATCCCGTTCGCGACGCCGTTCACGGTCACCCCCACTCCCGTAACCGTAACAACCCCTGTCCCCGCTTGGTGCAGGTCGCACTCGAATCCCAAGACATTCCCCGGAGGCAAGGTCACCGCGATCGCCGAACTCGACGTGAAGCTGACGACCTTCTTGTTCTCGCCGACACTTGCAGGGCTGCTACCAAGCGCGCCGCCGTTGGTGGTCAGCGTATAAGTCGTCGCGTTGACGATGATCAGGCGATCGAATGGGCCAACAACAGGACCTGTGGTCATCTCAGGAGGCGTCCTTCAAAAATCAGCTTGTTGGGTTCGTTCCGAAAGATGACCGAGGATTGTAATAGCTGAAGCTGTAACGCTCGTATGCTTTCACCAAAAGGTTGTCCGTGGTGAACTCGACTTCCATCGACATCTCGAATGGGATGCGCTCCATATACGCGAGCCCCGGCACATTGGTGAGCAGGAACCAGCTGAATTGCGAGGTGAGGAAGTCGTTGACGAAGTAGCCTTCCTTGAGACCTCCGGTGGTGCTCCGAATCGCGTTGACATCGTTATCGCCGGTGCCGGGACGGAGCGGCGTTTCGAGCAAACGGATTGCGACCGGCTCGAGTTCGGGCGGGATGAGCAACATCTTGGCACGTGCATAGAACTTCAGCGCGGCCTGATCGACGAACTGGCGTCGGATCTGGATCATCGCCGAGAGGAGAGTCGTCTCGGAGAGGTCGGAAGGCGTCGCGAAGCTGTTCGAGTAGACGCCGCCGTCGACCGGATGCGACGTCGAGAAAAGTGCGACCTGATCGCCGCCGACGGCTGACTGGTAGACAAAGCCGAGATTGAAGACCGAGGAGCCGTAGATCTCCTTCGTTTGGTTGAAGGACTCCTGGAGGCCAAGGTTGCTCGGATTGAACTGCGTCTTGTAGAGGTTGTCGTCGATGGCAGGCCGGGTGATCGCGTAGCCGAGGGCCACCTCAAGGTGGGATTGATTCCACACATAGCGCTCGCCGGAGCGGTTGTCGAAGGTCGTCGTTTGACCTTCGTTCTTGAGGCGCGCGAGCGGCAGATAGCGGTTTTCCGCGGTACGTTCGACAGCTTGCTCCGACTTGATGTACTGGAAGATTTTGTCGTATTGCCGCGGGATTTGCTGGTATTTGCCGGTGACGGCGCGGAGACCCGGGAAGAGCAGATCGCGGATTGAGGAGAGTGCGACGGGCATTTGTCAGATCTCCCCTTATGCGCCGGTAAGCTGGCGGTAGAACTCGTTGTTCCACATCACCTGCACCAGGTTGTACTGAGTTGTGTTGTCAAGCCCGTTCGAGGCTGGAGCGCCTATCCATGGATCGGCCGGCAAGGCCAGAATCCTGAATGGCAGCGTCGCGCCGACCGCTGGCGCGGTGGTCAGATCGATGTAGGCACCGGAGAGATTGGCGGCGCTCGGGGTACCATAGGCATATGTGCAGTTGTCCCCGACCATCGCCTGCGTTGCCGGGCCTGAACCTGAGCCGCTGTAACCGGTCTGAACCCAGAAGGTGACGTTTGGATCGTCGATCACGAAGGCGGTGACGATGTTGCCTGATACCTGGGTGACATCTGCGGTTCCAGGCCAGAAGTTGTTGAAGACCAACCGTTGTTGGGACTTCGAGATGTACTGACATCCCATGAAGATCCCCATCGGCATTACCGTGCTCGATATCGAGCCCGGGGCCATCTGCTGGATGTAACCAGCGGTCAGCTGAACGGGATCACCACGGTAGAGCGCGGTGTTGTAAGAGTAGAGGATCTGGTAGGCGGTCTGATTACCCGACCAGGCAGCGCCATCCATGCGACTCGCCGGATCGAAGCCGAACGGGTTAAAGGTATTCGCCATCGGGGGTTCCCGGTGTCGTCGCCCTCACCCGTAAAATGTTCGGTCTTGGGGTTTCGGCGGATAATGCAGTCGGCTTACCTGCAGACTGCCTTTACATTCTCCGATGCAACCGTCGTGGCATTCGCGGAGAGAAACTTCGGATCAACCCTTGGGGACCCGCCTTTGCTAATTTAAGCTTATCGTATAGATGACGAATCAATGTCAAGCGGTCTTCTTGA